TGATGATACTGCGTACAAGTGGTATCGGAGTGTCCATTGCGTTTTTGAGAGAAGCACAATGGGGTTCAAGAGGCCGTGAGTTCGATTCTCGCCACTCGGACCAGATGATTCCCAGTCGAACAACTGTTCGGCTGGGAATTTTTTTGTTTTTCGGAAGCAGACGCTTCGGAAAGATTAAAATAAATAAGCATTTCCGTGTCTGTGATCTCGATGCGATTTACAAAGGTATCAATGATCCTGCGGTTATAATCCTCGGTACGTTCATTGGGAGAGATAAGGAACTGCTCCAACAGGAAAAGGATACGCTCACGATCCAGAACGGGTGGATGAATTTCTTTCATGGATTCCAACTGATAGTTGAGAGTGCTTTCCTGCTGTTCCAGGTCAGCAAGGCGGGCGGACAGACGAGAGCTGGCAGTACCGTTTTCAATGGATTCAATGATATTGTTGATTTTTCGGTGCACATCAGCCAGGTTTTGCTCTAACATTGCACGCTCTGGATCAGGCTGGTTGACATCTGCCTGTTGTGCAGCGGCAATAGCGTCGGCCAGATCTTCAAGAGTGTCTGGACGAAGAACATTTTCACAGATGGCATTGACCACAAGATTCTCGGCAACATCTTTTGGGATGTTTTTCTTTTTGCAGGTACCGTCATCAGCTTTATTCCCGCAAGCATAGTAATAGTAAACATCGTTGCGGCAGTTGTGGCCGGAGATGCCCCGCATCAGACTGTGGCAGCAGCCGCAGAAAAGCTTGCCAGAGAGCAGATAGTCGGCATGGGAACTGTGTGGTGCGCGGTGCTGCTTATTGAGTGTGAGCATTTTCTGAGCCCTCTTCCATAGATCATCGTCGATGATGGCGGGAATTGCACCATCAATGCGGACATCGTAGGCCTTGCAGATATAGACACCATGATAGGCTTCATTCTGGATGATACGAGGAATGCTGCATTTGTTAAAGGCGTTGCCCTTACTGGTACGGAGCCCGGCAGCGTTCAGCTGCTCCACGATGAAAGCGCTGCTTTCTCCGGCCGCATAGTGCTCAAAGATGAATCGAATGGTCGGGGCGTTTTTCTCGTCGATAATAAATCGCTTGTGTTCATCCGTAGTAAGCCCCAGGGGGCGGCTGGGATTGATGGCTCTTCCTTTCAATGCGGATTCCCGCATACCACGCCGCATCTTTTGAGCCAGTTCTGCGGAATAGTATTCGGCCAGGGATTCCATCAGACCTTCCAGAATAATGCCCTCGGGCCCTTCCACAGAGCTTTCGGCTGCATAAAGAATGCGAACTCCGTTATCTCGCAGCTTCTTTTTGTAGACCGCACTATCATAGCGATTGCGGGCAAAACGGTCAGTTTTCCAGCAGATCACGAGATCGAACAGATGCTTGCTGCTATCTGCGATCATCTGCTGAAAAGCCAGCCTGGATTCAACACCACGGCCCGAAATGTGCCGGTCAATGTATTCATGCACGATTGTCAAGCCATGCTGCCGGGCGTAGGCTTCGCAGTCCCGGCGCTGGCCCTCGATGCTCTGCTCGGTCTGCTGGGAACCGCCGCTGTAACGGTAGTAGGCAACCAGACGGTTCCCGGGAGATACTTTCTTTTTTCTTGCCATGATTGCTCCTTGTGCGCTGAGCAGGATCATGGTACAATGAAATTGCTCAGCAGGCGTGTTTTCTTATTTTATGATTATTCTCCGACAGACAGATTCCCCATCTGGCCCCGGCGGCTCTATCGTACAGAGCTGCCGGGGATTCTTTATAGATGATTATTTGATAAGCTCATGCCAGTTAGAGGGAAAACCAAGTTCAGAGGGCTTGGCAGAAGGGTGTTCAGCAAAGCAGACTTGAATACAGCTGGCGAAAGTGAATCTCTCGTTCTGAGGCAAGAGCTGATAAAGCGCATAGACGTATCCAAAAGGCTTTGTTCCATATTCGTTGATCTCCTTGGGAAGCTTAGCAGGAGGGTTTATGCGCTTTCTGTGATAGAATCGTGCTCCATGTGCAGCAATATTTCGCGCAACAACAGAACAATGTATCCAGTTCTCAATATATTCGCGGGAAGGGATGCTATAAAACTCTCGCGCGATTGCGGCACGGTCAGATTTTGAGAGATTACGGTACATCATAGAAATCTGATCGAATGATAGGACTTCAACCACTACCCACAACGGATAAATGCCGTTCAGGTCGTTGTGATGATGTAGAACAAAGGGTTCATCCTTTCGCAGATTAAGAGACTTTGAAAGAGCATTCAAGAATTTGGCATGTCGCCAGGGATCTTCGAAGTTCTTTCCATCGAGATATCCGATAGGACCGTACTGCCGCGCATGATAATAAGCAACATAAGATTTAAGATTTGTCTCCACAACAGATGCAGCATGAAATATGGCAGCTCGAAACTGATCATCGAACTCATATAAATCTATAATGTCTGAGAAAGATGCTCCATCGAAAAATTTGTCATTACCAGTGGCAGTGTCACGCTGGCGAAGCGTTAAAGAGTATGCACTTAATCGATAATAATTTTTCTCCCGAAGCCACTGTAAGGCAAGCTCTTCATCTGGAATTGCTAGACCTCGCCCACGAAGGATAGAAAGCTGCTCTTCATACGGAGAAAATGGTTTTGGTTCTGCCATATTGTTTGTCCTCGAAATAAAGGTATAAAAAAAGACCCGCCATGATACGCATGAATGCTTTCGCATCCAGAGGCTTAGCGGGTTCCGTTGCCATTATTATACGCCTCTGGAGGCATGTTGTACACAAAATTTTTGTGAACTGTTGCGAACATCACAAAAAAAGTTTGAAAAACCTATTGACAAGTATCTGAAATACAAACTTTATTCATAATACCCCACCGGCTGAGCCCGGCGGGGGGATTGTTTTGCCCCGCTGGTGTTACAGCACCGGTGGGGTTATTTTTGTTTGTGGGACTGATTCCAAAATGAAAACAGTTCATTTGAGCGGATAGCCGTTTTTGGTAACAACTGTTTTTTCAACAAGGCTTATGCCGTCAAGGTTGGATTTGCGTATACCGCCACCATTGACATAAACATCGTACAAAGTGAGAATTTCGTTTTTCATTTCATCAGTGAGAGTAAAGTCGAAGCTTTGCGTTGTTCCCTGGAGCCTTATTTTAATCTCATCATTTTGATGCTGAATCAAATCATCCATGAAAGAAAGCATTTGATTTGTCAAATCAAAACTGATGTTTTCAAAGACGGTCCCATCGCTTCCGAGCGAATAGGAATGATTACAGTTAGAGAATATGTAGCGGTTATCACCGATTTTAATGAGAATCGAGTTGAGGTCTGCCCAATGGTATCCATGATAATCAAATTCCAAAACGTAAAAATCGGCGGGATCTGTTAGACTGATAAAGGGGCTGACTAAGATAACAGCACTTGCGGAGGATGTGACAATAGTTTTACCATCTGCCCATCCTGAGGAACGAACATAGGTTATTCCAGTCATATCATCTGCAGTAAGGCTGAGATCATCTCTCCCATTAAAAATGCTGCGATTAAATTCAGCAGATGCAAATGCAGAAACAGGGATAGAAACCATTAGCAGAACAATTAGTGCAAGGGAAATAAGTGTTCTTTTCATTTAATGTCCTCCGCCTTAACTAACGTTGCGATAGGAATAAGATTTGTAAAAACGGTAGCAACTTTTTCCCCGCAAACCGGGCATAAAATATCTTCAAGATCCCGAAGTCCTTCATGAGTAGATGTGCTATCATACTCCAAAAGTGAACCACAATTATTGCAAGTTGTACGGTGAATCATAATGGGTATATCCTTTCTGCAATGAAAACTTAGTTTACAGCGTCAAAACAGTCATCATAGCCATGTTCATAGCCTTCGTCATAGGCTTCTTGATAATTATCTGCTGCGCCGTCCGGGTAACCAGCGTCATAACCATGATCCCAGCCTTCATCATAACCTACCGAATAGCCAGCATCATATTCATTGCGAATACTTTCGTTTTCCACCCGGCAAGCTTCGTATCCCGCCTTATAGCCTTTGTTATATGATGCTTCCTGATTCTGAGCATAGCCATCATCGAATCCATCGTCCCAACCATTATTATAGCTATCATGGGACATCTGAGAAACGGCATTTTGATAATACGGAGAATCAGGACGATAGAAATCATAATATCCGGCACCAATACGGATACCGAAGTACAAGCCAACAAGAAGAAAAACAATCATTAGAATAGTGATAAGAAATAAAAAGCGATATTTATGTGATTTTGGATCAGCCACCATAATTCCTCCCTTACTTACGCTTCTTTCGTAACCAATCCATCCGCAGCAGGTTTTTTATAGTATCCTGTACGATGCAAGTCCTCTGCATACTCAATGACCTTAGCCTGACCTTCTTCATTCAGTTTATCGAAAACCGAGAGCAAAGAGGTCTGGGCCTTGGTGAGGGAGGCCTGTGCTGGTTCGGCATCTTCCATTCCCATTAAATAAGTGGGAGTGGTATCTAATACCAATGCAAGTTTTTCAAGAATAGAACGTTTCAGGTTGACAACAAGGCCGTTTTCGTATTTGTAGATGGCCGCTTTTTGCACACCAACTTTGGCACCGAGTTCTTCCTGCGTCATCTGATGCTCAATGCGAAGCTGGCGTATCCGTTCGCCGGTGGTCATAGGACATCACCCTTTCATACGTTGTATCTTAATAATAACACAGATAATCTAAAAAGCAAGAAAAAATATCTTGACAAGATTCATACAACATGCTAATATTTAAGTATCCTGAAAAGATACTTAAATATAGAACAATATTTAAGGGGATGGATGAACGGAGGTGAAAAAGGGTGAATAAGAGAAAACTCAATGCTGTTATGCAGTTGCATGGGGAATCGCAACAAAATCTGGCGGATTTCCTCGAAATGAGCCTCTCACGGCTGAATGCTAAAATCAATGAATACCGTGGAGCACAGTTTCGACAGAATGAGATTGCAGCCATTCAGGAGCACTACGGTTTGACTGCCGAAGAAGTGAACGAGATATTTTTTGCTTCGTTGGTATCTCAAAAAGATTCTAACGGGCCAGCAGCTTGACCCCGCCGACCCGAAAAAGAACACATGAAAAAGCCCAGGCGGGGAGCCGGGGGAAATGGAGAAATTATGAAGTACGAAGAAATTATGGCGGCCATCAAGGACATCAATGGCCCGTGGAGCAACGAGGCCTGCATGGGCTACTGCCTGATTGCAATGCGCCGGGCAGGGCTGAGGCCTACGGTACAGCGCCGGGTGCTGCGGGTGCTGGAAGGGGTGTTCGACGATGTGAGTGTGGAGAAGGCCGAGAAGACCGGATATGCCAATAAGGAGGAGTAAGGAGTGGACCGTTATATGATCGTGATTCCGGCGAAGAACCGGGCGTTCAACATGAAGTGTGATGATGGTGACAGCATGAAGCTGGAGACCCTGCAGAAGCTGGTGGGCGGGCCGATCGAGCCGGTGCCCGCCTTGCTGAGCGCCGAGTGGGCGCGGGAGAAGGACGTGGACGGCATTCTGCTGCTGGTGAACGAGGAGGGGCTGATGAAGGAGCGCCCCCTGACGAACCAGCGCGCCAGTGAGATGACGGCGGCAGAGCTGGTGGGCCCGGCAGTCGTGGTCGCAAAACGCGGCGATGAGCTGATCGGCTTTGCAAAGCCTGTGGTGGAGACCATCTGCGCCGAGTGGCTGTGAGGTGCTGCCATGGGCCGAAGGAAAAAGCAGGAGCTGCCTTTTGAGCACTGGCAAATTATTGAATTGCTGCACATCACACAGGATTTTTACTCAAAACCGGAGAATGAGGCTGCATTTCAGGAATGGAAGGCGGCCAGAGATGCGAGAAAAGCAAAAAGGCCCGCCGGTGCTGGAACACCGACGAGCCAACCAGGGTGATGGTTTTTGACTGCCCATCACCAGAAGTTTAACACAGAGTTGGAGGATTTGCAAATGAAAAAGAAGATCACGGGCAGCGTGCTTCACGCCGGTGCCATTGTGCTGGGACTGGCTGCAGCAGGCTGCGGCGGGGCCATTGGGAACGCGGCCAACGGCTGGGCAATGCTGGGCTACACGCTGCTGGCCATTGTGCTGGGGTGTGCAGCCCTGGCGCTGGCCGGGCTGGGCCTGGTGGCAGAGCAGCGGAAGGAGCCGCAGAAGATCCACAAGGTACCGGAGAACACGGTGAAGAAAGCCGTCTGCGGCAGAAAGGTGGGGTAATCGTGGTACGGATTGAAATTAAAAAGACGGTCAAGGGTCAGATGATGCTGGCTATGGAAGCTGAGCACGAGGAACTGGAAGAAGTACTGATGTGCGCTGCCCGGTGTTTTGTGGGAACGGCCCGGAAATTGTGCGGCCCGATTTCTGCCAGCCAGGAATTTGCCGATGAAGCGGCAAGGCTGATCAAAGACCTGCTGATGGATACGGAAGGCTTTAAGGTGACCGAAGGGTACAGCGGCAAAGAAGCAAAATTTATTGCCGCGCTGAACGGTATGAATGCGGGGAAACAGAAATGACGCTGGAAGAGTACAAGAACATTTTGATTACCGGGACACCGAGTGACCGGGCGCGGGCTATTGCCGAGGCCGGGAACGACAGGAGCCTGACCGACGAGGAGTTCCACGAGCTGACGGCCATGATCAAGGGCGTTGTGCGGCCCGGGCGGCGGAAGATGACCCCGGACGAGGCAAAGCTCTGGGCCGAGGTGAGCCGGATCAACACCCGGTTGAAGGACGAGATGGTGAACGCGGGCTTTGCGGTGCGGGCCCTGCCCGGCGACCTGCAGGAGGATGCAATCAACGTTCTTTCCCGTACGGTGAGCGGGATGCTGGGCGACCTGACCGCCATGATGGCCGAGACCGGGGAGCCGTGAGATGGACGGCACCCAGTGTGTACATGTGTTTGAGATCACCCGGAGCCGGTGCCTGAGCTGTGCAGGCCGGAACCGGGCGTGCGGGGAATATGAAGAACGGAGAAGTTACCATGAAAACAAAGATGAGCCTTTCGGCGGAGATGGACCTGACCCAGGACAGCGTGGTGCAGCTGACCTGCTGGTGCGGGCAGATCGCCTTACATGAGCTGTGGGGGCTGGGCCGCACCCGGCTTGACCGGATCACCAGACGGAAGGAGCTGCTGGGCAGCCTGAAGGGCACGGAGGTGAAAGTGTGACCACCTATATCTGCAAATGCGGACGGCGAGTGAAGAAATCCACCGATGCCAGTACCACTGGAAACCGCCTATCTGGTTACGCACCCGGCCATGAGTGCTGGGGATGCCCCTATGCCATGCCATACGGAGACTTTCAATGGGATGAAAGTGCTAGAACTGTCAGCCGGGAGACTCGGGGCTACGAGTGCCGGATGAGCAAGACCCTCACTTATACGTCAGAGTTCGCTGGCTCTATCAAGGATAAATGCACCTGTCGAGTGCATAGTCTGGACTTCGACTTTCTGTCTCAGGTCTCCGCATGGATCAAAGACACTTATCCAGACAGAGAGATTTTCGGCTCATTCTCCAAAGATATTCGTGCATCGGACTATGGGTCTGACGGGCGCTATTGCCTGACAATCACATGCACTCAGAATCTGAAAGGTGTTGCCGCAAAAAGAGAGCTGTTTGGCCAGTTTTTCAATCCGGATGGAAGCCGCAAGGACATGACACCGCAGCAGGAAATGGAAAAGATTCTTGCCGACATCAAAAAAGCAAAGGAGATTCTCTCATGTGCACCTGCCCAGAATGCGGATGCTGCTGTGACTACGGCAGAGAATGCTGTCCCGACTGCCACAGCGGCAACGCCGACCATCTCGGAGAGCGGGGCGGATGCAAGCGCATCGACCCCCGCGACATCCCTGCAGAACTGCGAGTCGGCCCCCGTCGCATCGGTGGACGGTTCTTCTGTGCCGACTCCTTCGGCCCCCAGCTTTGACTTCTCTCCATTGGGGGAGCTGTCCGGGCAGGCCGCCGAGGCCGACCAGCAGTTTGACCTTCACTATGGAGCAGCTCAAGACGAATACCTCATCTCTTGCATCTATCTGGCCCGCATCCATGCTCTGACGGCCAAAGCCGGGCGGTATGGCGGCGGCACATGGACAAAGTGGTACGAGAGCAAGGGCTTGAGCCATGGCAGTGTGACCAAGATGGTTCAGAATGGTGAGGCTTTTAATTCGTCAACAGTTGACGAATTAAAACAGCTCCCCGAGCTGACCCGCAAAGACCTGAACCTGATCGCCCGCAGTGGCTGCGCCGAGCAGGTCGTGGCCGCTGGTGGTGACAGCCAGCGTGTGCAGGCCCTTTTGGCCCAGATCAAAGCCGAGAAAGAACGCGCCGATGCTGCCGAAACCCGCGAGGAAGAGGCGCGGAAAGCTGCACACGAGTACCACGAAAAGTACGAGGAAGCCGCTGCCATGCGGGCAACGCTGCTGGATCAGCAGGGTGTCTACATTGCCGATATTGACGGCCTGAAAAAACAGAACGCCAAGCTCCAGCAGAGCTACCACGATGCAGACGAGGACCGCATTGCTGCCCGGCTCCAGCGCCAGAAAGCCGAAGCTGAACGCGACAGGGCCGAAGAGCGAGCAAAAAATGCCGAAGACGCTTTGAAAAAACAACCCATCACGGCGGTGGTGGACAAAGAGGAAGTGACCCGACAGGCCAGAAAGCTTTTTGCCGATATGGCAGATGAAGAAGTGGATCGCCGGGCACACCAGCAGGCATACAGCATTGCGGCTGACATGACGGAAGAGCTGAAGACCGACAAGGCCAGGCTGCAGAAGAACATGGACGAGCTGAAGCAACAGCTTGCTGAGGCGCAGGCTGTGGTTCCGGCTGATCGGATCGCCGATAAGGAGACCGCCGACAGCTGTTACCTGAACATTAATGGCATCTGGGGCATGGCCCTGCCCTCGTTCCGGCGGCTCGTCGGTACCGGCGAGGACTTCAACCACGCCGCGGGCAACCTGCTCCAGCTGTGTGACCACATCCACGAAGAGCTGGTCAAAATGACCATCGCCAACGATAAGGAGACACTGTATGACTAACGAACTGACTGTCCGGGTGGAGCACCCAGTGTGTACATGTGTTTGAGATCACCCGGAGCCGGTGCCTGAGCTGTGGGGGCCGGAACCAGGCGTGCGGGGAATATGAAGAACGGAGATACGATGAAAAATAATGCAAGGAAAATGGCGATGGAAAACCAGATCGACCTGGTACAGCAGAACGCGATTGACTTCACCCATGCCTGCATGACCATTGCGCTGCATGAGGTGTTTGATGTGGGCAAGGAACGGCTGGACAAGGTGACCCGGCGGAAAGATGAAATCAACGGGGAACTGATGCGGCGGATGGCCCTGCCTGCGAAGAATCGGAAAGCCCAGCTGGACGAAGCGGAAAAGTGGCTGGTGGGGCTGCTGCCGGAGGGAGTTGTCAGCGTGTTTCGAATCCCGGTGGTGAAAGGTGTGCCCCGCAAACGGCGGGAAGTACAGCTGAAGATGGCGATTGACAAGGCCGCTACGCTGGAATGGCGCGGCTACGCGGTCGCCTGCGCCCAGGTGCTGGGTTTCGGACCCCAGCGGCTGGAAAAGCTGCGGCAGGAGACGATTGCAAATTTCGGCCAGCTGAACGAGTGGGTGGAACAGGATGGTGTGGACGTGGCCATGGAAATGCTGTGCCGCTGCGCCAGGGATGCCTACAAAACGGATGTTCAGGTGGAAGATGTGCCGGACGAGGCCGTGCTGGAACGCCAGCGGCGGGAAACCGCGGCCATGGTACGGCAGCTGGAAGTTCAGGCCGTGCGGCAGGAAGTGAGCCGGATGCGGGTGCCCTGTGTGCTGCCGCTGTCGGAAGCGGCCATGCGGGAGAAAGTCGAGGCGGTGAATGCCTGCTTTGATGCGGCAACCACGGGCGCGGCTACCGGAAGCAACCTCTCACCGCTGCGGTCTGGCTATGCCAGCGCCTTGCAGAGCTCCCCTGATATGGGAGCCAAGGATCAAGGAGGACGATAAGATGCAGAGTGGATGCAGATGGGTATACACCCTGATGGACTGGGACACCGGCGAGGTGGTGGCCAAGGGCACCAGCGTGGAGCTGGTGGAGCAGGGATATTTTCCCGATGTGAACAAGCTGAGCAGCGTTTGGAATAATCTGGAAAAGTGCAAGAACCCCAGCCCGAAGAACTACCGGTGGAAGATGGAGCGGAAGAGCACCAAGGACGACCGGGTGGAGAGGGCCCGGGCAGAGGGCCTGAGCGCGGACGAGCGGGCCGAGACCCGGATGGTGCGGGTGTACAGCTGCTACGGTGCGGACGGCACCCTGCTGGGCAAGGGCACGGCGGCAGAGCTGAAGGACAAGGGATTGTTTGTTTGGCAGCGAGGGCACAGTGCACGAGTGCTACCGCAAGCGGGGCGGCGTGTACAAGCCCGGCGGCGTTACGCGGATGGAGATGGAGCTGTGCCAGAAACGGATCCGGCACCCCATGAAGCTGCCGGATCAGCCGGCAAAGGTGAAGCGCAAGCCCATTGGCGGCGTGATCGACCCCAGCGCCCTGGCCTACGATGTGCATGACCTGATGATCTACAACGAGAAGGCCCGGAAAATTGGAAAGCCGGAACTGACCTACGGATACTGGGCGGAAAAAGGAAAGCCCGCCACGCCTTAAACACCTTGATCTATTATGAAGAGCAACGGATACGATGGACTGACACGTCCACCGTATCCGTTACGTTTCATAATACCTTTATAAAGAAAGAGGGGGAAGGGCCCTCTTTGGGGAGCTAGTATACCCGTTATTTCTGTGACGGTGGGGTCACGGGAAAGAGAATATCAGCAGAAAGTGAAAGCCAGCAGGAGGGCACCGGGATGCGCTGTAACTACATCCGAGAGAAAAAATACCAGTGCGGGGATGACTACATGGCAGTCGGAGTGTTCTCCATCATCCCCCAGGAACACCGGGGCCGGGGCAAGAAGCGGAAGGAATCCAGCGAGGGGCAGAAGGCGAAGAACAAAATGGCTTCCCTGCGCAAGCGCCAGAGAAAGGCGCTGACCAATTTCAGTCCGGCGGGAATGTTCCTGACCGGTACATACGAGGATCCATTTCTGCCGGAGGACATTCTGGCCTGCCGGAGAGACGTGGAGAACTACAAGCGGCGGGTGATGGCGGCCACCTGCAAGCGGTTCGGGGCAAGGCGGGAGGACATCCGCCTGATGCTGGTGGCGGTGCGCAAGGGAGAAGCAGGACGGCTGCACATGCATGGTTTTGCGGAATGCCAGGGCCTGACCGCGGCCCAGCGCCGGGAGTGGCGGGAGATGCTGGAGGATCTGTGGCGGCGGCGTATCCCCGGCTCCAATGAGTTTGAGCCGCTGGGCACCATGAACGTGAATCGGATCGACATGAAAAAGCTGCTGGGCAAGAGTGTGCAGGGCGAATACGGCACGATGGGCTACTTCTACGGCCACAAGGAGCGGCTGTGGGTGGAAACGGCCAACCTGCGCCCGGCCATTGAGCAGGCCCCCAACGATGGCAGATGGAGCCGGAAACAGCTGCGGGCCGCCTGCGGGGAAAAGCAGAACGATGCCAAGTGGTGGGAGCAGCGGTTTCCCGGCTGGAAGATGGAAAAGTGCATCGTGCTGGAGCCCGGCGGGCTGCATGAGAGCCCGAAGCGGGAAGGAACCGGCTGGGAACGGCTGGAACCGCAATGCTATGTGATCCTGCGTCGGCGGGAGGCTGCATACCAGACTGCGAAACCTCGCACCTGACAGATAAAACACCGGTATTTTGCGCGTTATACCCATGCGAAAAGAAGGTGGGGCGGTGACAAAAGAGCAGAAGAAAGCGACCCGGCAGGCTCTGCGCCGATATGGCGAGGGGTCTGTTTGTGCTGCCTGGGCGCAGGTGATCGGGGCGGTGCTGGCCTGGTACGACCGCAATGATCCGGTATGCGCCCAGCTGCTGCGGCTGCGCTACCTGCAAGGTCTGCCCGAGGAAAAGGTGATTGCCCGGCTGTATGTGGGGCGGACGACCTACTACACCAAAGAGCTGGAAGCCCTGAGCACCGTGGCAGTGTGTGCAGCGGATGCAGGGCTGCTGCCCGGCGGGCAAATGTCCGGGGTAGTTGCACCCGGCGAGACGTGATAGGCTATTTGCAAAGGCAGGTGAGAGAGTTGGCGAAGAAGCGGGCGTACTGCAAGAACACGGTGGCCGGGAAGCAGCGGGGAAAGAAATACTCTGCTGCGTTCCGGGCAGAGGTGGTAATGGCCATGCTGGGCTCCAACTCCATCTGCGCTGTGGCGAAGAAGTACGGCGTGCCGGAGAGCACCATTCGCAGCTGGATGAGCGAGGAGGCAGGCCGCAGTGATGCCTTTGCAAAGGCCCGGCAGGAAGCCGCACGGGAGATCGCCATCCGGGCAAGCCTGGGCGTGCGGGCACAGGTGACCTTTTTGCAGGGCCGGGCCGCTGAGAGCCAACGGGCGGCGCAGATCACGGAGAGGCTGCACCGGCGTTTGGACGAGGACACCCGGGCCCGGGCCTTTGCCGTGGGCACCCTGCTGAAGGATGACCCGGAGGAGCTGGCGGATGCCACCGAGACCGGGCTTGTGGTGTATGGAGGGGCCGGAACCCGGAACTTGCGGCTCTACGAGGACGAGCGGAACCTGTTAAATGCCGAGCTGGAACGGTACGAGGGCCGGGTGATGAGCGACAAGAACGCGGCCGGTGTGGCCAAGGTGCTGATGGAAGTGGCCGAAAAGGCTGCTGCCATGGCCCCGGCGGAGAACACCGATAGCGAGAGCGGCCCGCCGATGGTGGAGATCGCGGCAGCCAGTGAGACGGACGGCCAGCAGGAGGTGGAAGTGGATGGCGGCACAGAGGATGCGTGACGGCAGACCGGTGATCTGGTCACCACAGCCCGCCCAGGCACGGTTCATGCAGCGCACCGAGAACGAAGCGCTGTATGGCGGGGCCGCAGGCGGCGGAAAGAGCGACGCGCTGGTGATCGAGGCCCTGCGGCAGGTGGAGATCCCACACTACCGGGGGCTCATCATCCGAAAGACGTTTCCCCAGCTGCGGGAGCTTATTGACAAGACCATGCGGTATTACAAGCCGGTATTCCCAAAAGCCCGGTACAACAGCAGCACCCACTGCTGGACCTTCCCCAGCGGGGCAAAGATCTATTTTGGCAGCATGAACCACGCCCAGGACAGGTACAACTATCAGGGCCAGGCCTACGACTTTATCGGCTTTGATGAGCTGACCCATTTCACCTGGGAAGAGTACAGCTACCTGCTGAGCCGAAACCGACCCAACGGCCCCGATACCCGGGTCTACACCCGGGCCACGGCCAACCCCGGCGGTATCGGCCACGGATGGGTGAAGGCAAGGTTCGTCAGCCCGGCCCCGCCCGGCACCCGGATGGTGCAGATGGTAAAGGCCAGGGCCCCGGACGGACGGGAGATCGTGCAGCGGCGGACCCGCATCTTTATCCCCAGCACGGTGTTTGACAACGCGGCCCTGCTGGAAAATGACCCGGGCTACCTGGGCACGCTGGCTGCGTTGCCGGAAGCGGAGAAGAAAGCTCTGCTCTACGGCGACTGGGACAGCTTTACCGGGCAGGTGTTCACCGAGTGGAAGAACGACCCGGCCCACTACGACGACCAGCGGTGGACACATGTGATCCGCCCGTTCCGCATCCCGGGACACTGGAAGATCTGGCGGGGGTACGATTTCGGCTACTCGAAGCCCTTTTCCGTGGGATGGTATGCGGCGGACGAAGAGGGCAGGCTTTACCGCATCCGGGAGCTGTACGGCTGCACCGGGACCCCCAACGAGGGCATTAAGGCTGACCCTGTGAAGCAGGCGAGGATGATCCGGGAAGCAGAAGAGAACGACCCCATGCTCCGGGGCCGCACCATTCTGGGCGTGGCCGACCCGGCCATCTTCAACGAGAGCCAGGGCGAGAGCATTGCTGCCATGCAGGAAAAGAGCCCGAACTTTCTGCACTGGGCTCCCGGCGATCACACCCGGCTGGCGGGCAAGATGCAGTTCCACTACCGGCTTGCGTTCCAGGCGGACGGGCGGCCCATGTTGCAGGTGTTCAACACCTGCAAGCACTTTATCCGCACCATCCCGAACCTGGTATACAGCGAGAGCAACGTGGAGGACATTGACACTGACCAGGAGGATCACATCTACGACGAGTGCCGGTATGTGCTGATGGAGAATCCCCTCAGCCCGCCCCGGACAGAGCCGGTGCAGCCCATGCCGGATGACCCGCTGGAGCTGGGGAAGAAAGCGAGGTTTTTTAGAGTATGACCGACGTGATCGGCACAGAGCAGGTGGCGAAGGCCACGGCGCTGTTACAGAGATACAAGACCGGCAAGGCGGCGCTGGACAAGCGGATCGTGGATAACGAGCTGTGGTTCCGGATGCAGCACTGGGCCAACTACAAAAACGAGATGATGGAGGGCAAGCCCAAGCCTTCCAGCGGGTGGCTGTTCAACAGCATTGCCAACAAGCACGCGGATGCCATGGACAACTACCCGGAACCCAACGTGCTGCCCCGGGCAGCGGACGACGAGCAGACCGCCAAGGTGCTTTCCAAGATCCTGCCGGTGCTGCTGGAACAGGCAGAATACGAGCAGGTGTACAGCGACACCTGGTGGCGCAAGCTCAAGCAGGGCACCGGCGTGAAGGGCATCTTCTGGGACCCGGGGTTACGGAACGGCGTGGGAGACATCTCCATCAAGAGCATGGATCTGCTGATGATGTACTGGGAGCCCGGCGTGATGGACATCCAGGACAGCCCCCACCTGTTCAGCCTGGCGGTGGCCGACAACGAACAGCTGAAGGCCCAGTACCCCCAGCTGGAAGGCCACACCGGCAGCACGCTGGAAGTGGCAAAGTACATCCACGACCAGAGCATTGACACCTCGGACAAGAGCGTGGTGGTGGACTGGTACTACAAAAAGGCCCGGGAGAACGGCCCGCCTCTGCTGCACTACTGCAAGTTCTGCAACGGCGTGGTGCTCTACGCCAGCGAGAACGACCCGGCCCTTGCTGACCGGGGATTCTACGACCACGGCAAGTACCCCTTTGTATTCGATACCCTGTTTGTGGAAGAGGACAGCCCGGCGGGCTTTGGGTACATCGACGTGATGAAGGACACCCAGACAGCAATTGATGAGATGAACGCGGCCATGGACGAGAACGTGAAGCTTTCGGCCAAGGCGCGGTACATCATCCAGGACGGGGCGGGCATCAACGAGAAGGAGCTGGCCGATTTTGGCAAGGACATCGTCCACGCGGCAGGGCGGGTGACGGACGAGACCCTGCGGCCCTTACAGACAGCGGGGCTGGCGGGCAACCTGATCACCTACCGGGACGCGAGAGTGGCGGAGCTGAAGGAGATCAGCGGAAACCGGGATGTTTCCCAGGGCGGCACCACCAGCGGCCTGACTGCGGCTTCTGCCATTGCGGCGCTGCAGGAGGCTGGCTCGAAGCTCTCCCGTGATATGCTGAAAAGCGCTTACCGGGCCTTTGCAAAGGAGTGCTATTTCATCATCGACCTGATGCGGCAGTTCTACGACGAGAGCCGGGTCTACCGCATTACCGGCGACAGCGGCCAGCCGGAGTATGTGCAGTTCTCCGGGGCAATGCTGCAGCCCCAGCCGGGTGGCATGATCGGCGGGGTGGAGCTGGGCAGCCACGAGCCGGTGTTTGACATCACGGTATCGGCTGCCAAGAAGAGCACCTTCAGCCGCCTTTCCCAGAACGAGACGGCAAAGGAGTGCTACCAGATGGGGCTGTTTGCCCCGGCCAACGCTGACGCGGCGCTGGCGGTGCTGGACATGATGGACTTTGAGGGCATCGAAAAGGTGCGGGAACGGGTGCAGCAGAACGGTACCCTGTACACCCAGCTGCAGCAGGCCATGGAGCAGCTGCAGAAGCTGAGCGCCATCATTGACCAGCAGAACGGCACCAACATGAGCGTCATGGCCGGGGCCGCTGCACAGGCGGCCGGAACCACGGGCGGCGGCAGCGGCGGACAGACCACCGCAAAGACGGCGACCAACGGCCTGGGGGCTGTGGTGGGCGGCGGAGGCAACAGCCTGGCCACCCAGGCAGCACAGCGGGCCATGAACGTGAATAATCCGAATAAGTGATTTTCAGAAGGAGCGATAGAATGATCCATGCAGAGTATGTAGAGTTCGACCAGCCCACTGGTGCACGGGTGCGCAGGCTGGAAGTTTTCGGCCATGCAGACTATGCGCCCAGAGGGCAGGACATCGTGTGCGCGGGTGCATCCATGCTGATGGAGACGCTGGTGTATGTGCTGGCTGACTGTGACGAGGCCGAGTGCTGTGCCTACAATGAGCCGACCGGGCCCCGCGTTTCGGTGAAGCTGACCGGCAGCATCTTCCCGACAGACCTGACAGCAATGGAGTTTGCAAAGACGGGTCTTGCCCTGCTGGCGGAGAGATATCCGGAAAACATCCACTATGAGGACAAAAGCAAGGACGGCCAGGAGAAAATGGTAAACCTTCAGCTGTTTGCTGAGGGCTGCGGTGACGGCGGCGCTGCCGCTGCTGCCGCCAGTGCTGCGGATGCGGCCCAGGAAGTGCAGGAGCCTGCTCTGCGGCCGGCAGAAGAGCGGCTGGCCCGGCGGAGCGGGGTGCTGAAGCGGAGCAGCCGGGAAGAGGGCTCACCCTCTCAGTCGGCGCAGAGCGCCGCCAGCTCCCCCGAGGGGGGAGCCCTTGGCAGTGAGGAAAAGTCTGAGCTGGACGAGGAAGCGGCAGAGAACCAGAACGAAGTCGAGGGCAAGGACGGCGAAGAGAAGGGCGAAGGCAAGACCAAGAGCCCGGAGGAGCGGCGGAAAGCCTTTGGTGAGCTGCTGCGCGGAGAGTATGCTGACCTGACCGAGGAGCTGATGCAGAACGCCGTGACCGAAGCGGCCCGGCGGCTGGAAGCAAGCCCGGCCATGAAGGGTCTGATGCAGGCGCTGCAGGAAAAGTACGGCACGGATGCCAACGACTTGGTGGCCCTGACCGAGGCTGTGCGGACCGGCGCGGTGAAAGACGATGCCTACTACGAGAAGCTGGCCATGGAGAAGGGCGTTTCCACCAGGACGGCCCGGGAGCTGGACAAGCTGGAAAGCCAGAACAAGCACCTGACCGAACAGCAGCAGATGATCCAGCAGATGGAGCGTCAGCGTGTCCAGCAGGCCCGCATTGCCGAGCTGCAGGCCGGATGGGACCGGGAAGCGGAGCAGCTGAAAGCCCAGTATCCCGACTTCAACATGGCTGAGGTGCTGGCGAACCCGGAGGTGGAGAAGATGATGCGGTCGGGCGTTTCTATGACAAACGCCTACCGCAGCGCCTACTTTGATCACATCCTGAAACAGCAGCAGGCCGCCACGGCCCGGCAGGTGGAGCAGGGCGTGGTGAACCGGATGCAGCAGCGCAACGCCCGGCCCGGCGAGAATGGCACCCGCCCCGGCGGCGCGGTGCAGACCAAGATCGACGTATCCCACATGAGCCGCAAAGAAATGGAAGAGATGGAGAAGCGGGTCATGCGGGGTGAAGTTATTACACTTTAACAGGAGGAAGCTATGAAAGACAAGACCATGAAGCTGGATCTGCAGATGTTTGCAACGGCCAGCACCCAGAACCAGAACACCACCGGCGAATCCGGCATGAGTGCCGAGATGAAAACCTTTTACGAGAAGCGCCTGATCGACCAGGCAGAGCCTGCCCTGGTGCATGACCAGTTCGGCGACCCGTATCCCATTCCGGCCAACGGCGGCAAGAACATTGAGTTCCGCAAGTATGACAGCCTGCCCAAGGCCACCACTCCGCTGACCGAGGGTGTGACCCCGGACGGCCAGACCATGAACGTTTCCACCGTTACCGCTGAAGTCAGGCAGTACGGCGGCTGGGTGCCCATTACCGACACGCTGCAGCTGACCGCCATTGACAACAACATCCTGCAGGCAACCAAGATCATTGCCAGCCAGGCGGGCCGCACCCTGGACACCATCGTGCGTGATGTGCTGGCGGGCGGCACCAATGTGATCTATGCGCCCAAGATCGGCGAAGGCGGCGCGGAGACCGCTGTGACCAGCCGCGCCACCCTGGACGCGACCTGCCAGCTGACCAGCGACCTGATCGCCCGTGCGGCCACCCAGCTGAAGGCCATGAACGCTGACCCCATCGGCACCAGCTTTGTGGGCATCATCCACCCGTATGTGGCCTATGACCTGCGCCGCGACCCGGACTGGATCGATGTGCACAAGTACGCCCAGCCGGACGAGATCTACAACGGCGAGATCGGCACGCTGCACGGTGTGCGCTTTGTGGAGACCAGCGAGGCAAAGATCTGGAAGGGCACCGGCTGCCCGACGGGTCTGGCAGTGTTCAGCACCCTGATCCTGGGTGCCCACGCCTACGGTTCCACCGAGATCGAGGGCGGCGGCCTGGAGCACATCGTGAAGCAGCTGGGCTATGGTGACGACCCCCTGAACCAGCGTGCGTCTGTGGGCTGGAAGGCACACAAGACCGCTGAGCGCCTGGTAGAGCAGTACATGGTGCGCATTGAGAGCTGCAGCGCACGGTACAGCGCAACGGCTGAGGCGAACTAACACTCTCACCACTCCATCCGCCTATGGCGGCATGTCGTGGAGCTCCCCCTTCGGGGGAGCCCTGCTTAGAGGAAATAGAAAGGAGCCAATAAAATGGCAGAAGCAAAGAAAAAGACTGAGACGATCCGGCTGTTTTCGGACGGCGGGAAGTACAAGGGTGACCTGTTCGTGAGCGTGAACGGTGTGAACTACCAGTTGCAGCGCGGCAAGAACATTGAGGTGCCCCCGGAGGTGGCGGAGGTCATCCGCCACAGCCAGGAACAGGACGACCAGACCGCTGCCCGCATGGAAGAGCTGGCGAATAAGTCGTAAGTTTAACCCTCTCAGTGCGCAGTCCGGCATGGCCGGAGCTGCTTACAGCTCCCCAGAAGTGGGAGCCCTGCTTAGATGTATCCCCCCGGCCCGGCGGCACACGCTGTGCCGGGGGTTATTTGTTTATGGCGGCGGTAAACCCCACCGTCATTGCTTCGCAATGCCACCGCCCCTAGTAGGGGCGGCCTTGGCAAAGAGGGAAAGTTTTACGCCATGCCAAGGGCCCCCCTATTAGCGGGGGCTGTCACCGTAGGTGACTGGGGGGTTATGTTACCCGAGGACAGAAGGATTTTAGACAGGAGATTGAAATATGACTGTAGGAAAAGCAATCGAAACGGCCGACAAGCTGCGGCCCAACAACGGGTTTGACCGCGAGCTGAAGATCTTATGGCTGCGGCAGGCGGATGCGGGGCTGAGAAAGAGCGTGGTGGACAAGAGCGACACCACCGATTTTGATGCCGTGGGTGCGGACATCTTATATGACCGGGAGCAGGAACTTTTGCGGCAGGACGCGGAGCTGCTGCTGCCGGAGCCCTACGACAGCTACTATGCCCACTATCTGGCGGCCCAGATGGACGCGGCCCTGGGCGAGACCGACCGCTATGCCAACGAGATGCAGCTGGCCAACGAGAACCAGCAGGAGTTTGCAGCCTGGTGCAGGCACACCTACCTGCCCAGGATGGCCACGAAGTGGAGGTACTGAGATGGCACTGCCGAGTTTATACAGCATCTCGACGGGGAAGAGCATCCAGACGGCCTTTGGCGGCCTGAACGAAAGCTATGCCTGCGCCGAGGCAGAATTTACCGAGATGAAGAACTTTTCCAGCCGGGGATACCCCGCACTGCAGACCCGGACACCCCGGCGCACCATGCGGGCTATGGGCCGCTGCAACGGGATGTACCACCTGAACGGCCTGCTGCTGTGCGAGGGTACCACCCTGCGCTACACCGAGGACAGCGAGGACGACGTGGCCACCGCGGCTGCGGGCGGGGAGATCGTGCTGGAAAATGCCGTGACGGACAGCGAGAAAATTATGATCGGCATGGGCACGAAGATCCTGATCTGGCCGGATGCCAAGAGCTTTGACACGGCCACCGGAAAGCTGGAAGCCCTGAGCGCTGCATGGAGCCAGACCGGCACGGTGACCATTGCCCCCTGCGACGCGGGCGGCAAGACCTACACCGTGAGCAGCGTGGGCACCACGGAACCTTCCGGCCCGGCGGACGGGACGCTGTTTCTGAAACAGAACTCCTCTTCCAGCAAGTGGGCCTATGTGAACGTACTGGAACAGTACGATGCCAAGAGCGGCAAGTGGGCGGAGATCCTTTTGAACAGCGTGAAGATGACACTGCCCGGGCTGGCCGCTGCGGGCTTCAAGAAGGGGGACACCATCACGGTGGAGCAGGTGCCCGGGCTGGTGGAAGAATATCTGGCCGAGGGCGTGAACGGCGAGGTGACCATTGAACAGATGGACGGGGACAGCATTGTGCTGACCGGCAGCCCAAAGACCGAGAGCGCACGCTATTACGGCAGCTTTACCGTGACGGCAGGCGGTACCACCTGGAAGAGCATGAACGGCAGCGAGAGCGCCACAGCGGGCGGCACCACCATTACCGCACGGCGGCGGGTGCCCCGGCTGGAATATGTGACCGAGAACGCAAACCGGGTATGGGGCTGCAACAGCGAGGAGAACGTGATCTACAGCTGCAAGCTGGGCGACCCCACCAACTGGTACAGCTACCGGGGCATTGCTTCGGACAGTTACGCCGTGAACGTGGGCAGCGACGGCCCCTTTACCGGTGCAGCCACCTGCATGGGCTATGTGCTGTTCTTCAAGGAAAACTGCCTGCACAAGCTCTACGGCAGCCGCCCGGCAGACTATCAGCTGGTGAGCGTGCAGTGCCGGGGCGTGGCCAAGCAGGCAAGCAAGAGCATGTGTGTGCTGGCAGAGGTGCTGTACTACCTTTCCCCTGACGGCGTGATGGCCTGGGACGGCAGCCTGCCGGTGAAGATCAGCGGCGGACTGGACAACACCTGGCTGATGAACGTGCGCGGGGCGGTGGGCGGTGTGCTGGACACCCGGTATTACCTGCATCTGCGGGTGCCGGGCCGGAACGAGACCCGGCTGCTGGTCTACGACACCGAACGGCGGCTCTGGCACGAGGAGGACACGGCAGCAGAAGAGAATGCTTCCGGCTGGGCGATGTGCTCCACGGGGCGGCAGCTCTACCAGTGGGACGGCGTGAACCTGTGGGCAACCGAACCGGAACGGGAGGCCGACCGGGACACCGACACGGCAAAGGCGAATTTGGAACAGAAGGTGGGCTTTGAGGCTGTGAGCGGCGACATTGGGTTGAACATCCCGGCAGACAAGTACATCAACCGGGTGTTTCTGCGAGTGGATGCCCTGACGTACAGCGTTGTGGAGCTGCAGGCCAGCTATGAGGGCGGGGCCTGGGAGACGCTGGGCCAGGCAGCCGTTCTGAACAAATACACCCGGGTCAACCTGCCCTTTGTGCCGGAGCGGCACGACACCATGCGGCTGCGGATCAAGGGCACCGGGCAGATCGCGGTGCGGAGCATTGCGTTCAGCATGGCAGAGAGCCGGGGCAACCGGGTGGCCGGAGGGGAACCGAAGAGATAGCCCTGCTTAGGGGAAGGAGATTTTATATGGCAGATATTACGAGGCTTGGCGAGATCGCCATGCCGAAACTGAGTGAAAATATGGCCCCGGAGGACAGACGGAGCATCAACAACTACCTGATGCAGCTGCGGGACCAGATGATGTACATGATGCAGAACCTGGACGAGACGAACTTCAGCGACACCATGCGGGACAAGCTGGTGGCCATGGGGCTGAAGGTGGAGTAACCCTCTCAGCGCGCAATGCACCTGCGGTGCAGTTGCTTGCAGCTCCCCCGAAGGTGGAGCCCTGCTTAGAGGAATGCGAAGACGAAAGGAGACAGTGAGAAGATGGCAAGAGGAGAATGGTGGGAGTACCTGATTCCGGGCCACAATGTGGGGCTGATGGTAGGGGATGTGTATGACGGCATTACCGGCAACAGCGAAAAGAATGCGGGCACCGGCGTGTTTGGAACCAGAAAGAACGGTTCCAACAGCTACCAGTACGCCCAGAGCAATGACCGGGTGACCACGGCAAAGAACAATCTGGATTACATCAAAGGACAGAAGCCCGGAGAGTATCAGAGCGAGTACGGCAGCCAGATCAGCGGCACGCAGAGCCAGCTGGACAAGATGAACCGGGACGGCTTTTCTTACGACTACACCAAGGACGCAGCTTACCAGCAGTACAAGAACCAGTACACCCGGGGTGCGGAGCTGGCCAGCGAGAACGCTGCCGCCAATGCTTCGGCCCGCAGCGGCGGCTACGGCAACAGCTGGGGCACTTCCAGCGGGCAGACGGCCTACCAGAGCACCATGAACGGGCTTTCGGACGTGGCAGACAGCTTATACAACCAGGCCTACAACGAATATGCCACCAAGAAGAGTGATCTGAGCAGTCGGCTGAGCTCTTTGCAGCAGCAGGAAAAGCTGGCGCAGGATGCTTACAACACCCGCCTGAACAATTACTATGGCCAGCTGAACAGTGCTCAGACCGAATATGCCAACGCGGTGGGGGCCAACCAGAAGAAGGATGCGAACAACACCAACTTCTGGGGGAACGTTTTGCAGGTCGGCGCACAGCTGCTGCCGTGGGTGGTAAGAGCGTTTACCGGGATCTGAAGATCGGTGTGGGGGCCCTGGCATGGCGATGAGGTTTGCAGTGGACGAGTGAAGTTTTGTTTTGCGGGAAAATGGCGGGCCCTGCGACAGAGGGCAGAAAGAAGGGAACTTTATGTTATTTGATACCCTACGGAGAAAGAACCAGGCGGAACAGGAAGAGCGAGAATGGAACGCCAACCGCCCGGCGGACTATGTGAGCCGGAACAAGGACGCAATGGACAGTCTGACCGGGCAGATCGGCAGCGGGTTCGACTGGGACACCGGCAGCAAAGCCTACCAGCAGTACCGCGCCCAGGCCCAGGCCAATGCTGCCGCCAGCGCGGAGAACGCCCAGGCCAACGCGGCGATGCTGGCGGGCGGGTATGGCAGCAGCTACGCCGACAGCGTGGCAAAGCAGGGCCAGCAGCAGGCGCTGAGCGGCATTGACAATGCGGTACCCGGCCTGAGAGGCCAGGCAATGAGCGAATACCAGAACCAGCAGAACGACCTGCTGAGTGCCCTTTCCGGCATGGCCAACACCGAGGCGCTGGACCGCAGTGCCTACGGCAGCAACTTTGCCAACTACACGGCGTGGCAGAATTTCCTTGCCAACCAGAGCGAACAGGCCCGGAACGAGAACGACAATTACTGGAACAACCTCTGGAACACGGTAAAGAACATCGGCTCGGCGGCCCTGACAGCCTACGATGGGTACAAGGGGTACACCCAGCAGCAGTGGGAAAATGACTTTGCCCGGGAACAGTGGGAGTACAACAAGAACCGCACCGACCAGAGCGATGCCCTGAGTGCTTACCAGCAGGCGTTCAACCTGTACACCCAGGGCGCTGGGGATGCGGCCAGCGACGTGCTGAACCGGTACGGCCTGAACGCAAACGCTTTTGCCAACTATACCGGCGCACCGGTGACCCGGGACGATCAGGCCGGTGTTCTGAGCACCGCGGCTTCTCTGGTGGCAAGCGGAAATCAGGAAGCGGCGGCCAACCTGCTGAAGATGTACGGGCTGGACAGCAATGCAGCCGGTTCCTATGGCACCATTGCAAAACGTCAGCTGGCGACCCAGCTGGCAAAGGCGGCAGCTACGAAGAGCAGCGGAAGTTCGAGAAGATCCGGCGGCTCCAGCAAGAGCGGAAGCGGGTGGACAAACAGCCAACTGCTGACGGCGCTGGGTAAGTATCAGAGCCTGAAGGATGATGACCCGACCAAGAGCGTCTATGCGAACATTCTGGCCAGCGCCGGAATGCTGCCTGACGGTGACACGGGCACAACAGCAGCGACCGGAACTGGCAGCGGGCTGATCGCCCCGCTGGCGAATCCGAACAAGTGGGCCCTGCCCGGGGGAACCACGGGAGGGAGCACGGGTAAGAGTACCGGAATGCCGTACAGCAACGCCCTGAGCTATGCAAAGGGGTGGAGTGCAGAAGGGGTGGATTCGGATACGATCTATGCCCGGCTGGTAAACATGGGCATAAATGATGACGTGGCGGCCAAGGTCTGGAATGCGATGGGATGGTAAGGAGAACAAAAATGGCATGGACAGCAGAACAGATGGCCCAAAAGCGGGCCAAACTTCAGAAAAAAACCAATGCCGCTGCTGGCGGGGCAGAACCCCTCAGTCAGCGCAAGAGCGCTGACAGCCCCCCTGATAGTGGGGCCCTTGGCAGTACGGGAAACTCTGTGTCGGACAATAAAAGCAATACATGGACGGCGGAAAAAATGGCCGAAAAACGTGCGGCACTGCAAACCCAGAAGCAGCAGACGGGCACCGACCTATATTCCACGGCGCTGGAGGATTACCGGACAAGGAACAACCTGGGCTTTGCGGATGACATGGACAGCCGGAGCGACGAGCTGAACCGGCAGAAGGTGACAGTGAGCCCGGCGGGGAATACTCTGGGAACGTGGTACGGACAGCAGGCCCAGAAGCTGAAGAACAGCTATGCGGAGTACAGCCAGCCGGACGAATTTGACCAGGCCAACCAGTGGTTTGACCAGCCTCGGAATCAGGAGCTTGTGAACAAGCTGCTGGAAAAGAAGAGCAATTATACCAGCTATGCCGAGACCGGCACCAGCAGAAACGGGGCCAGCGCCGGGGATGGTAGCATCGACCCATTCCGCACCACGGGAATCAAGGGGAAGGTGGGCAACACCTACAGCACGGCGGACCTGAAAAAGCTGGGGTACACGGACACGGAGATCCGGCAGGCCAGGGAGTATCTGGACACTATGGAAGAAATCCCGGAGTGGAAGCAGCTGGCCCGGCGGACGGCAAACACCGTGGGCGGCGTTGCGGACACCGTGGCCGCTGCCCCGCTGATGGGTGCGGAGTACCTGGTGCAGGCCGGAAAGAACATCCGGCAGAGCAGCGAGAACCGGAAAGCACTGGAAGCAGAGATTGCCCGGAACCCCCGCGAGAAGAACCTGTATGACCAGCTGATGGAAACTGACATGAACTACCAGCCCAAGTACAGCACCGGCGACCTGTTGCAGCAGGGATTTACCCGGCAGGAGATCGAGGACATGCGCAGCCGCATTGCCGGAACGGAAGCAAAGGGTGGCATCGACACGGAGAAGAGCGTGGGCTACCAGCTGTACAACCGGGGCCAGCAGCTGACGGGCGCGGCCCAGAGCGGCCTGACCGATGTGCAGCGGACCGTGCAGGGCGTGGCGACCAGCGCGGCAGAGAACCTTGCCGTGGCTGCCATCAACCCGGCGGCGGTGCTGCCGGTGCTGAGTGCCCAGGGCGCTGCGGATGCCATGGGCAAGAGCGCGGCCAAGGGCGAAAGCGCAGGCAAGGCGCTGGTGGGCGGCGTGGCCAAGTTTGGCGCAGGATGGGCCATCAACAGCGTGGGTGCGGCTGATCTGGCAAGAACCATGGGCGCGGACTACGCCAGAAATTCCGTGGCGGGAGCTGTGGCAGACAAGATCCGGGCGCTGGCTGGGGATTCGGCCTTTGCGGCGGCACATCCGGCAGTTGCCAACGCCATTTCCGGCGGCATTGACAACGCCATGCAGGCCTTTGTGGAGACCTACGCCGACAAGGCCATTGATGCGGCCCTGGGAGACAGCGAAGCTGCCCAGACCATGTTTACCACGGACACGCTGGTTCAGGCGCTGGAAGCGGGGCTGACCGGCGGAGCGTCCGGTGCACTGGGCGGCGCTGTGGGCACAGGGCTTTCCAGGATGAACGCGGGAGATTCCAGCCTGCGGGGAAACGTGGAGCGGTATGCCGCTCAGGACGAATACGAGCAGGCGCTGAAGGAACACCAGCGCCGGGAGGAGCTGGCGCGGGAGCCGGAACCCCTCAGTCAGCGCGTGAGCGCTGACAGCCGCAACCCGTTAGCCCTTGGCAGAACGGAAAACTCTGATCTGATAGAACAGGGCTCATCTGAGCGTGTACAGCAGGGCTCTGCGGCTGAGGATAGCGGTACGAGTGCTGCACCGGTATCGGACAATGTGGCGGTGCAGACGTTTGCAGAAGCGGCGGCCGGTGACAGCCTGACAGGCAAGACCATCAGGCTGTTCACCCCGGAGGCCGGAAACGAGGCAAACCGCGCGGCTTTTGAGGAAGCCTATGGGGTGAAGTTGCCGAGCACGGCTGCGGCTACCCGGCGGATGCTGCGGGAAGTGGCGACACAGCGCAGCCAGCAGAATGCTGTTGAGAACGCTGGGGAAATGGTGGAAAGTTCGAGAGAAGCGGGCTCACCCTCTCAGTCGGCGCAGAGCGCCGTCAGCTCTCCCGAAGGGCGAGACCTTGGCATGTTGGGCAGCTCTGAGCTGGACGCTGAAGGCCGTACTGGACGGAAGGCGGCGGAGGACGACGGTATTGTAAATGTTCCTCAGCAGGCGGTCATGCAGGCGGCGACCACGGAAGAAAGTGCTCTGGGTGAAGCAGGCAGCAGCCCGATGCGGGAGACCTACGGCATGGAAGCACCGAGGACGGAGGGCCAGAAGCAGGCCCGGACGGAGCAGGTGCTGCGGAGCTGGAAGGTGGGCGAAAAGGCGGCGCAGGAGATCAGCCGGAAACAGCCGGAAGGCGTGGACAGTGACCGCTATGCGGCGGCAGCATCCACCCTGTACCGGCTGGGCCAGATGGAGGACGTGAAGACCTTTGACCAGGCGCTGGAGCTGGCGGGCACCGGCAGCGGCATGGCGGCCAACGTGAACTATGTGCTGGGCAACCTCAAGGGCCGGAACGCGCTGGAGATCGCCTACACCTACGGCAGGGATGCGGCAGAGACCCGGTGGGCCAAGAGCCAGCTGGGCGGTACTCTGACGGAACAGAGCCTGACGGGCAGGGGTGAGACCATCTACAAGGGAACCCTGCGCAACGCGAACGACGCTGGCAGCCAGGTGATCGAGCTGAACGCGGCGGCAACCGGCACCACGGCGGTTCTGAAAAACGTGCTGCAGAACGGTGCAGGACAGGCAGACAGCCGGGTGCGGGCCTATGTGGACACGGAGACGGCCCGGATCTTCTTTGGAGACAGCGCACAGGATACGTTCGGCACGGTGCTGCACGAGGACTACCACTGGTACAACGCACTGGACAGCGAGGGAGCAAAGACTTTGCAGGACCATGCCCTGCTGTATCTGGCCAAGAGCAGCGGCTTTGAGACCGTGGACGAGATGATCCGGGAGAAGATGACCGACTATGCCCAGCAGAACCTGACCTATGAGGAAGCTGCCGAGGAGCTGGTGGGCGATGCCTGGCGGGGCATCTTCTCCAATGAATCCGATTTCAAGCGCTGGGTAGAGTTCCAGCGCGGGCAGGCCGAGAAGAACAGCGGCAGGGCCGGAACCATCCGCACCGTGATGAACCGGGTGAAGGAGATGCTGGGCGGCATCATCAGCCGGGCCAAGGAAGTGCTGACCCTTGACCCCGACAACCGGGCTGCCCTGAAGGCCCAGCGCCTGGCCGAGAACGAGCGCAGAATTTTGCAGGACGAATACTTTGCCCACGCTGAAAAAGCGATGGACAACCTGCGCAGTGCAAAAGAAAACGCCGCTGCCCTCAAGACAGAGAGCGCGGCGGAAGGACAGGGCGTGAGATATTCCATTAACCCGAGCTATGCACAGGACATTGACGAGTGGAACCGTGACGGACGAAACAGCCGGGAAATCTTTGTGCTGGGCAGCACGGCGGAAGCTTTGCAGGGACTGGGCGCACGAGAAAATGACATCTACATGAAAGGCGATAAAATCAGCCTGATTCTGGAACAACACCCGGAAATGACGTTGAACGAGATCAAACGCATTCCGGAAATTTTGGATGACCCCATTCTGGTGCTTTCCAGCCAGAATAAGGGGCGTGCCGGTTCACAGAATACCAGACTGGTTTTGTTTGGAAGCGTGAAAGCGCAGGATGGCAGACCCGTACTGTGCGTGCTGGATCTTCAGCCAGTAGAAAACCGAATCGTGATCCAGGATATGCAGAAGGCGACCAGTGCTTATACCAAGGATAACGACCCTGTGAGATTTGTGCGGAACAGCGAAGTGCTGTATACCTCTGAAAACAAAAAAAGAACCACAGCGTTACTTAGGACACTAGGCTTCCAAATGCCTAGCGAACTGCAACGCTATGGTTCTATGGGTAGTATATCCTATCATGGGCAAAACGTCAAGATGGAAGGTGTGCCGTTTACAAAAATAGAACTCTCCGGTGGTACCCACATGGAATCCGAAGATTCGGGGAGTAGTCTGCCGGAGAGTTTTATGGAAGCCCCCGGTGGAACCGTCACCGAAACAAAAAATTCCGATGCCAGCAGATTGCCGGAAGCTTCCAGAGAAAGCAGCCTTACCACGGTACTCAAAACCGAGCAGGGCGATGAAGCCCCTAAGCTGCTTTCTAAAAACAGTATAGCACAAGAAAATGCCGAAAGCAAGGGAAACAGCGAACCTGTGAAGAAATCGGTGCGGTTCCAGCTGAGTGACGGCTCTGCTGGAAACGTGGATGAATTGACGGCACTTCAAAAAGAAAGCAGAGAACTGGAACACCAGCAAAACGCCCTGAAAATAGAGCGAACAAACTGGCTGAACAGCGCCGAGGTAAAGGAGATTGAAGCGAAGAGAAAATCTCTGGGTTTGTTCTCTGCCGAGGCAAAGGAGTTTAAGGCCAGTGAAGAATACCAGGCGTACCTTGCAAAGCGGAAGGACTTTAACCAGCGCGGTGCAGAGCTTGAAAACCGAATCGGTGAAGTGAATAATGCACTGCGGGAAGCCCATGCCAAGCTGGAAAACCAGAGAAATGAACAGAAGCAGAAACAGCAGGCTGTCTATGATGCCAAAGCAAAGGAAGCAGGCGGTGCGGCGAAGTATCGCCGTCAGCTGGCCGTGGAGCAGTTTGGCACGACGAGTGAATTTGAACGGGCCGGATACATCCTGCCGGATGGGCAGATGCTGGATTTTGCCCGGAATGATAAGACCCGTGACACCGACCACCGGGAAATTATGAGTGTGTTCGGCCCGGCGGAAGTATCGGAAGGGACGGACGCACTGAACAAGTTCCTGGCAGACGGTAATGTGCGGGTGATGGCGGAAGCTCCGGGTGTTGACCTGGCCGCAGACAAAGCCCCGACCGCTGCACAGCTGGAACAGATCCGTGAGATGGTGGGAAGCCTGGGCAGTGAACAGAGAAAGTTCACGCTGGATATTTCCACCACCGACGGCAGGGTTGCAGCCAGCAAGGAGTACAGCGGCCGCATTGATGCTGACCGTGTTGTGCGGGAGATCAGGGACTATTACAAGACCGGTGAGCTGCCCGCAGAGAGCAGCCTGGCACGATTCCGGTACCAGCTGGCGGCCAAAGCCGAACAGGCGGAACGGGACGCGCGGAAGAACACCCAGCGGCAGGCAAGCCGGGCCATTGCGGACAACAGTGCGGCAATGGAAACGCTGGCCCAGATGATGGGTGTGACCCACGGTGTGCGGATCAGCCAGGATTCCATTGACGGGCTGGCGGTGCGGTGGACAAAGGCCAACGGCAGCAGGGCCGACCGGACGAAGATTGCCGGAGAGACCCGGGCGCTGGTGGAGTACATGACGGCGGACGGGGCCAGCATGAGCAAGGCCAGCGCGCTGTCTGAGACCATTGCAGATGAAATACTGAGCGGGGCCACCTACCGGAACACCGAGCTGTGGGACGAGTACCCGGAATACCACGACCTGAGCTACACGGTGAACAAGGACGGCCCGGCCAAGGCGGAGCTGGTGAAACGGTACGGGACGTGGAGTGAAGCGGTGGCCGAGGCCCGGAAGCACGGCGTGAAGCTGCGGCAGGCAGAGGGTGTGCGGGACGGCAACCCGGCGGAAGTGTATGAAGCCATCGTCAACGACACCCGGGCCATGGGCGGCACCAAGGAAGGGGCAGCGGCCTTGTTCCGGGGCGCGGCCCAGGCGGCAGGCGTGGACGGCGCGGCCAGCATGGAGAGCACCGAGTGGCTGGATGTGCTGATGAACGTGCACGATGCCATCAAGCCCAGGATGATGAGCCGCTTTGCAGATGCTGCCGAGTACGAGGATGCCAAAGTGGAGCTGGCCGACCGGATGCTGGGTGATATCCTGAACGTGCCGGAGATGACCGATGCACAGGCCATCTTTGACGGGTTCCAGCGCTGGCAGCGTCAGGCTGTGGCTGCTGCCGTGGGCGAGGAGAACGCGGAGCAGGCGCTGAAGGATCTGCGGAAGGTGCAGAAGGAGCAGAACCGGGAGTTCAACCGGAGGATGTATGAGAACAGCCGGAACGGCAGCCGGGATGAAGCACTGCGGCAGTGGACAGAACAGCAGAAGCGGAATGAAAAAGCAGAAAAGCTGCTGGATCAGAATCTGGATACGCTGGGGCTGGACATCACCAACTACGGCGACATGGCCGAAAAGCTGGATGTGCTGAAGGAAGCCTACGAACGGGAGTGGAAGGCCGAAAAGAAGCGGCTGAAGGAAGAACGCCAGCAGATGCTGGACGAGATCCGGCTGGAAAACAAACAGTTGAAGCGGGAGAACTGGAACCTTTCGCACCAGGTGGCAGGAGAACAGCGCCGGGCTGATCGGGCCGAGTGGCAGCTGATCCATCAGGAAAACGAACTGCTGGAATGGGAGCAGGAAAACCAGCGCAAAGCTCAGGAGTGGCAGGAAAAGCAGGCGGAACGAAACGCAATCGCCATCACTGCAGCCCAGCAGCAGCGGAACGAGGACATTGCCATTGCCAAGAAGCTGGCTGAGAAGCGGGTACAGAAAGCCCGGGACGGTCGGCAGAAGGACGAGCTGAAACGGGCCATCCGGAACAATGCCACCCAGCTGAACCAGATGGTGCTGCGGCCTGCAAAGGACAAATATGTGCAGCCCCGGCTGATCCTGCGGGCGCTGGAAGTGGCAAAGCTGGCGGACATGACATTGCTGAACCAGAATGCCGTGAACCGGCTGGATGCGCTGGCAAACAGCATCCGGGCCGAATACGGGGATGCAGACCACCCGGTGGTGACGGAGATGAGCAATGACTGGGAACAGAGCGGCATTGCCAACCTGATCGATGCCCTGAAGGCTGACCTGAATGCCAGCAAGCAGGCCCAGCTTGACCGGCTGAACCAGCAGCTGACAGAGGCCGAGGCACTGCCGGACAGCGAAAAGGCCGAGATGCTGCGTGACCGGCTGAGAAAGCGGATCCGGGAGACCGAGAACCGCACCTATCTGCCCATGACGGTGGACCAGATGCGGATGCTGAAAGCCATTACGACCAGCACCCTGCATGTGATCCGGACGGCAAACAAGACCCTGAGCCTGCAGCAGGCCGAGGAGGTGGACAAGATCGCCGGAGAAGCGGCGGTGGAAGTGAACCGGAGCAAGGGCAATGACGGAAAATTCCGGCGGATGCTGACGAGGTACAATCTGGATATGCTGGGCGGTACCCGGGTGTTCCGGATGCTGGGCGGCTACGCAAAGAACAGCCAGATGGAGAAGCTGGGCACCATGCTGAATGACGGCCAGCGGCGGCAGACGGAGATCCTTGTGGAGGGAACCCACCTGTTCGACAACGTGACAGGCAAAAAGAACCTGAAACAGATGGAACAGTTTGCAGGCAAGGGGGCAAAGCTGGTAGACCTTGGCCTGAAGGACAACCGGGGCAAGGCCGCACCCCTCACCCATGCCCAGATGTGCAGCCTGTACATGCACCTGCGGAACGCCGACAGCAAGGAGCACCTGATGAACGGCGGCTTTACTGTGCCGGATGCAGTGGAGTACAACAAAGGCAACATCGTGGAAGCCTACCAGAAGGGGCAGACCGTGCGGATCGGGATGCTGACCGACAGCGAGGGCAAGCCCATGGCGGACACCATTGTGAGTGCCATTGAAAAGAACCTGACCGACTACGACCGGGCGTGGATCGGGAGCATGGAGAACTTCTTTGGGAGCTACACCACTGACCTGATCAACGAGACGAGCATGAAGCTGCTGGGCTACCAGCGGGCCACCGTGAAAAACTATTACCCCATTGCGGTGAACAAAAAAGCACTGGCGACCCAGATCGAGGGGCTGCATCTGGATGCGACCATTGAGGGACGGGGCTTTTTGAAGAACCGTGTGAAAAGTCCACAGCCCATCCTGCTGGAGGAATGTAATAACGTGGTGCAGCGGAGCTTACGGGATACGGCAGCCTACGCGGGCCTGGCCCCGGCCATCCGGGATGTGCAGAAGGTGCTGAACAGCCGGATCGAGACCGAGGATGGACTGAAGGTGCTGAAGAACGGCATTCTGGAGGAAAAGTGGGGCAGCGATGCGGTGAACTATGTGGATGAGCTGCTGACCGACCTGCAGACCCCGGGACGGAAAACCCGGAAAAGCAGCATGACGGCGCTGGGCAAGCTGCGGGGCAACTACGCCGGGGCTATCCTGACGCTGAACCCGGGCGTGGCCATTGCGCAGGCGGCATCCCTGCCGACCGCCGGTGCTGTGCTGGGTGCGGACACCATGGCGGCGGTGGTTCCCTTTGTAAAGAACTTCTCACACAAGCAGCGGGCAGCGCTGGAAGCGGAGATCACTGAACACGGGGATGTGCTGCTGCGATACCGACTGCGGGGCAGCCAGCGGGGTGAGCTTGCCAGCATTGGCGTGAGCCAGGGCGCGGCAGAAAAGGCCATGGACAAGCTGCCCAAGTGGGTGACCGGCTGGATCAACAGCATGGACGAGATCACGGTGGCGGCACTGTGGGAGGGCTCCAAGCGGTATGTGGAGCACCATACCAATGAGTTTGCAGAGGGTGCAGCCACGAAAGGCAGCGAAGCCTACTGGGAAGCCGTGAACAAGATGTATCAGCGGGTCATTGAGGAGACACAGCCCAACTACACCACCATGCAGCGGGCAGGCATCCAGCGCAGCGACAACGAACTGGTGAGGACCCTGACCATGTTCACGACCCAGCGGTTCCAGAACTACGGCATTCTGGCAGATGCGGTGCTGGCCTACAATGCCCAGCGGGAGCGCAGCCATGCAGACCCCACCGAGGAGAACCGGGCAGAGCTGAAACGGGCCGGAAAGAACCTGAACCGAGCAGTGACCAGCCAGATCGTGCAGACGGCAGTGTTTGCGGCCATGAAGATCGGTGCGGACTTCCTGCTGCACCGGTGGGACCGGGAACAGGACGAGAACGGCGACATTACCGCAGGGAGCTTATTGAAGCGGTACGCCGACCTGTATGTAGGGAGCGCAGCAGGCACGTTCCTGTACGGCAGCGAGCTGTACAGCTTTGTGGGCAACGTGGCCGGGGGCAAGGACTATGATGTGGTCAGTGCCCCGAACTTGAGTGCTGTCAATGACCTGGGAACTGAGGCGATGCGGCTGTACAAGCTGCTGGCCACCGACACCGGCGAGATGGACGAGGAAGAGCTGGAAGCATACCACGAGAAGCTGCGGAAAGCGGCCCTGACCTTTATGGAGGACGGACTGGAACTGAAGGGGCTGCCGGCCGGGAATGCGGCAAAGCTGCTGGAAGCGGCATGGAAGTGGGGCGGAAATGCAGCCTATGCGGTGACGGGCGCAAAGTACGGCGAGAAGCTGAGCCTGAATTCCCTGCCCGCCAGCGCCACCGGGCAGTACGATCGGCTGTACAACGCCATTGTCGAGGGGGACACGGACAACGCCAGCGGTGCTATGGCGAAGCTGGAAGCCATGGGCAAAGACGAAAAGACCATTGCCAGCCAGCTGAAGAACCGGCTGAAGAAATACAGCCCGGAAGTAGAGCAGGCTGCACAGGCCCGGAACGAGGGCAAAGACAGCCAGCGCCAGGAGCTGACAAAGCAGCTTGTGCGGGAAATGTACGAGACCCTGGGCATCCGGGAGGGTGTGAAAGCTGACGCGGAAAAGCGGACATGGGTGATCGACCTTGTGACGGGAGCAATCAACCAGAAGGCCGACAGTCTGCTGGCCGGGGACAAGGACCGGACGGTCTACTCCGACCTGACGGACGCACTGGAAACCGGAAAGCGGAAGGACGTACAGGACGAGATCGACCGGCTGCGGACGGCGGGCAAGGATGATGACAGCATCAAGCCAAAGATCACGGCGGCGGTGAAGGAAGAGTATCTGGCGGGCAACGACCACGACCGGGAGAAGCTGGAGAAGCTGCTGACGAGCCTGACCAAAGAGGACGGGACGGCCATGTATGAGGAAAAGAACTTTGCCCAGTGGGTGAAGGACGCGGCAAAAAAGGAGGAACAGGCAAAGAACAGCAAGGATGAGTGGGCAGGGGTGAGGTGAAACCCTCTCAGTGCGCAATCCGCCAAAGGCGGAGTTGCTTACAGCTCCCCCGAGGGGGGAGCCCTGCTTAGAAGAAAGGGAGACCGTTCGGGGTGAACGGCCTCCCTTTTGTATGTCCGGGGTAGTTGCACCCGGCGGGGCGTGATAGGATAGGGGCAGGAAGGGAGTGAAACTGTGAGCCAACTGGATATCAAGATCAGAAAGCTGCAGGATAACGGTTCGACGTTTCGGGCAAACATTGAGACGCTGTATCTGGGCGGTGTGCGGAGCGCCAAGGTGGACGAGCTCCGCTTTGAGCTGCCGGAAGAGTGGAAGAACTGCACCGTGACCCTGCATGTGCAGCGCCTGAGCGGAACAAAGCCGGACCCGCAGATCCTGGACGAGAACAACAGCGCACTGGTAGACCGGCGGTGGACACTGGAAAAAGAGGGCACCTGGATGCTGCTGGCCATCAACGACAGCGGCTACATTGCCATGACCAAGCCCGGCAAGTACACCTGCTATGACACCATCGACACCGACACGACCACCGAGAACATTACGCCGAGCATCTATGAACAGTTCGTGGCCGAGGTGACGAAATACGCCAAGCAGGCGCTGGAGAGCATGAACGCGGCCAAGACCAGTGAGACCAACGCAAAAACATCCGAAACCAACGCGAAAGCCAGCGCGGATAAGGCGAAGGCCAGTGCCGACAGCATGGATGCGAGTGTGGCCACCTGCACCAAAAAGGCCAAGGAGGCCGAAGCAAGTGCGGTAAGAGCCAAGACCAGCGAGAGCAACGCAAAAACGTCGGAGACCAACGCGAAGACCAGCGAAAATGCGGCAAAGACGAGTGAGACAAACGCCAAAGCCAGTGAAAACGCAGCCAAGAGCAGCGAGACCAAGTCCGCCGCCAGCGAGAAGAACGCCAAGACCAGTGAGACCGCCGCCAAGCAGGCCCTGCAGGACACGGAAACGGAGCACACCACCGCCTTGCAGAACATCGCACAGGCCCGCACCGCGGCCCTGAACGACGTGGCGGCCTCCACCAAGACGGCCACCGCTGCGGCAAACACTGCCACCCAGCAGGCCACCGACGCTGCGGGGAGCGCTTCCACCGCCGCCACCAAGGCCGGGGAGGCATCCACCAGTGCGGGAGCGGCAGCTACAAGCCGTCAGGCAGCAGAAAAGGCTCAGAAAGCCGCAGAGGATGCCGCAGCGCTTGCCGGAACACGGGCCGGCACGGACAAGACCCTGTCCGTGCCCGATGCACCGGCGGATGCAAAGACTGTGGGCGACAAGTTCAAGAGCATCAAGACGGACTGGAATTCCGTGACGGATAAGCCGAGTACGTTTCCACCGAGTGCGCATAACCACTCGAAATTGGAGTTCGAGAACAAGAATGAAGTGAATTTTGTTGGCATCCCAGAAAACAACACAGTCTACTTGGGATATCGAGACAACACCATTGATGAGTATCGGTTTAATGACGGTCGAGGAAGCGGCTCTTTTGCAAATGTCAGGGCCAACAAATTCATTGGTTCGCTGGATGGTAATGCAACCACCGCCACAAAAGCAACCGGCGTAACCGACTATAAGGACGCATCCAGAACAATCCAAGTCGGCTATGCGGGCGACGGCCTTAACACGTCGAATCTGACGCACATTGCAGGCTATACGGACAACGGTACGAAAATCAAGAATGTCAACAAGTCGGTTATGCAGAGTTGGCTGGGTGTGACCACCATTACATCCCAAACCAGTGACCCCGGTTCGGGAAGCAGCCTTGCAACCGGCTCTATCCTACTGGTGTACGCATAAGGAGGAGAGAACATGGCGATTTATACCGGAATCGGCGGAAGTGCCAAATCGGTCTCCAAGATCTACATCGGCGTGGGCGGTACCGCAAGGCAGGTGCACAAGGGCTATATCGGCGTGGACGGCGTAGCCAAGAAGTTCTATGACGGCGGCAATCCCATCAGCTCTTTTGCATTGGGGACAGAATTTGGCATTGCTGACCCGAGCGGCAACAATACTTACTGGTATAAGCTGGTGCACAAGGGCGTTCCGGGCGGCGGGTTGTACGACAGCACGGCCAACGGCGCATGGCTCTGGCAAACAAACATTGCGGCATCCACTTCCATCAGTGGCAGTTACATCTACGGCTACGAAGGATGGGCACTGGACAACTGGTGTGTCAACTACCCGGGCGGAAATATCACCTCCAGTGTGGCAAACCGCCTGATGACCGTGCATTTGCCCTACGTGAAACAGGCGGATTACAGTTCGAACAAGGTTTCCTCCGGCTCGAACGGCCTTTCGAGGAAGTGCTTTCTGCTTTCCGCGGTCGAGATGGGCGTTTACACCTGGCAGGGCATAGATGGTCTGATGGCACAAGAAGGTGCAAAGCTGGACTACTTCGACTACACGACTGCTGCCACCGACAAGCGAAAAGCAGACAATGAATACTGGACACGCTCCAAGCGAAGCTACAACGGCAACTATATGTACATGTTCTATAAGGATGGTAGTTTTAGCAGTGCAGGCGGCCACAGAGAGGACTCGCACGGTCTGCGCCCCTGCATCGTGCTGCCGCTGAATACGCTGGTGACAACGATTAAGTTATTCGGGGAGATTAACTATATTTTCTGAGCACCCGGAAAGGAGAGTTCAAAATGGAAGAAGCAACGATCCGCCCCGGGTACACGGTACCGACCGAGACCGACGGCACCCCGGCAGATTACAGCGCGATCGAGGCTGCGGTGAACGCACACAACCAAAATGCACAGCCCGGGGAAGCTTACTGGGGCATCCGGCTGTGCGGGGCGGAGTATGAGGTGTACGAATACGGGAAAGTGCCACAGCCGCCGACCGCCGAAGAGCTGGCTGCGCAGGAAAAGGCCCATAGGGAAGCCCAGCAGCGGCAGGAGGTACTGGACAAGTTGCCGGAGACGCTGGAAGCGCTGAAAAACGAAAACGAAATGCTGAAGCAGTGCTTGCTGGAAATGAGCGAGACTGTCTATGCGTAAAATCACACAAAAAATCGAAAGGATGGTATTTATGATGGCTATGTTATGGGCACAGGAAATTATGTCCGCTGAGACCGTGGAGGAGGCAAAAGCTCTGTATGAGCGCTGCCCCCGCTTGCTGAAGGAGAAGGTCAAGGCAATTCTTATCAAGAGCGGCTTTGAGGAAATCACACAGTAAGGAGGCGCAGATCAATGCCCAGAACAATTCTTGACGTTTCCCGCTGGCAGGGCAGCATCGACTGGGACGCGGTGAAGCGCAGCGGCAAAATCGACGGCGTGATGCTGCGGGTGCTGGGCAGCAAGGGCGGCAAGCCCTACCTCGACCCCTATTTCGCCCGCAACTACGCCGAGTGTGCCCGGCTGGGCCTGCCCGTGGGCGGCTATTACTACACCTGTGCGGTCACGCAGCGGCAGACGGAGGAGGAGCTGGCCGCCCTCAAAACAGCTCTCCGGGGCAAAACGTTCCAGCTGCCCCTTGCCATCGATGTGGAGGACCCCCGCCTGCGCTCCCTGGCCCCCGCAAAGCTTTCGGCCCTGGTGGCCGAAGCCGCTGCCCAACTCGAAGCGTGGGGGCTGTATGCAATGGTGTACACCTACACCAATTTCGCGGACACCGCCCTCGACATGGCAGCACTCGCTGCTTATGATCTGTGGATCGCGGACTACCGCGGCAAGCGCCCCGCCCGCCGCCACGGCATGTGGCAGTACACAAGCAGCGGCAAGATCCCCGGCGTGAGCGGCCCGGTAGACCTGAGCCATGCTTACAAGGACTATGCTGCCATCATCCAGCGCAAGGGGCTGGGCAAAGTGAAAGGAGAATGACAATGAAAAATGAGATTTGTGCGGCCATCGGCATTGTGGGCGGGGCCATTGCCAGCCTGCTGGGCGGCTGGGACGCGGCGCTGCAGACGCTTATCATCTTTATGGCAATCGACTACATCACCGGCCTGATCGTGGCGGGGGTGTTCCACACCAGTCCCAAGACCAAAACTGGCACCCTTGAGAGCCGGGCAGGCTGGAAGGGCTTGTGCCGCAAGGGTGTGAGCCTGCTGGTGGTACTGGTTGCCTGCAGGCTGGATGCTGTCATCGGGTCGAACTTTATTCGGGACACCGTTGTCATTGCGTTTGTATGCAATGAGACTATCAGTATCGTGGAGAATGCCGGACTGATGGGTGTGCCCATCCCGGCGGCGCTGACTCGTGCTGTGGACGTGCTGAAGCAGCGGGCGGAAGAAAAGAACGGCAGCTGACAACGGCCCCGGGGAGCCTGATGGTTCCTCGGGGCTGAATTTGCGTTTTCGACTTCTTTCGACAAAAGGCGTAGCATGATGGGCGAAAGGATGTGTTAGAATGACTGATACACAATTTGACCACTTGCTGCGCCCTCTGGGCATCATTCGCACAAAGAATGATTATTATACTCTCCGGCAGTGTATGACGCTGATTTGCACCAGGCCTGACCGGTTGCGAGCCTTGCAGAAGGAAGTTTATCTGCCTGTGGCGGAAGCTTCTGGTCATGCTTGGAGGGCTGTGGAGAGCGCTGTTCGCAGGACGGCAAAGCTGGCGTGGGAAACTGACTCGGAGAAAGTGCAGGTGTTGGCGGGATACCCGCTGGATCATCGGCCAACGGCGGGACAGTTTTTGGAGATGCTGTATAATGCAGCGGATACTATGTACGAGAAAAAGTAAGATTTGAAAGAAGTATGTAGAAAGAATTGGGGGTGGCGTAAAGGGAAAAATTGTTCGAGTGAGAATGTGTCAGGTGGACCATTTAAATCCAACGATTTCACGTTAGAAATCGTTGGATTTTTTTTGTTTACGGGCTGGCCTCATTTGGTTTTGACCACAATTTTGACCACAATGCCAAAGATTTTATCTGGTCTAATTTGACATAGCAACGCTACTTATATAGAGCAAAGTACTACTTATAAATAGTGGTGTCAGGAATTGAGATTTCGTTATGCCAAAAAAGACACCCTCGCTTTTGATAGGAATCTCATGCAGGGATGTCCTTATCTCAACGCGAAGGTGTCTTAATAACGAGGGTCAGATGCCACGGAACGTAAAGGTGAACTCC